CACCACTGCGATGATGATTCCTGCTATTGCTTTCAATTCTTTCATAACTTTATATTTTATAATTCATAACTCATAACTCTTAAAAAGCGCCCTATACTCACGCACCAGGCGCTACCAAAACTAACCATTTACTCAATTATGAAAAGATTCTCCCAGTTTGGGCGTATTCCTTTATCTTGTCGGCTGCGAACAGCCAAGATTTCCCATTCTTCCGTCCGAAGTTGATTTCTCCATCCGACACCTTCTGCTGCATCGTCCGGCGGCTAATGTGCAGATAGGCTGCAGCCTCATCCATTGTCATCATCTGGTTTGCAATCCGTTGGGCACGTGTCGTTACAACCAGCTCAGAGATTAACTCTTTCAATGCTACCACTTCCGCTTTCAGCTCCGTGAGTTCCATCATTAACTTCAGTTCCATACCTTTATAAATTAAGTTTTGTTTGCTCCTTTAAGTCTGAATAGAAATTCTTGATATTCTCTTTCGACGTCCACCATTGGAACACCTCTTCATCTGTGAGGTCTGGATATGAATTCAAATACCCGTTCATTCTCATTCTATGAATTACCCGTAGGATAGCTTCTTTATACTTCGGATATCTCCTTTCCATTCTTGCTAATTCCTTCTTTGATGCCATAGGGCAAAACAGGCATCCGATTCTTTTCCACCCCTCATCGTAGAGTTCACAATGTTCAACCTTAGCTACATCGTTCAAGAACTCCCACACATCATTGTCCGTCCAAGAGATTATCGGATTGACTATTATTTTGTCTCTTCCACTAATACATGCAAAATCCGTCTCCCTCACTCTGTTGAATTGATCAATCGTTCCGCTAAACTTTCTTCTGCTGAGTTCAAATTCATTTCTTTTGCTTCTTTGCACACTCTCGGCTCTTCTTACTCCTGTCAGTGTTACTGTTCCTGCGCCTTGGGTCTCTTTCAGTTCCGCACAGCAGAAACGGGCTATTCTTGTCGGAAGGAATCTCTTTTTCTCGCATAGTTGCAAGAATGTAAGTTTCGGACGGTCAATGATTACATCCGGATAATTCCTCTTTATAAACCTCACCAGTTCCGGAGGGTCAAGCGTTGTCAGGCTATAGTGTGCAACAAACTTCACTCCAGCCATCTTCGCAATGTGATATAACGCCTGACTATCCTTTCCACCACTAAAGGCAAGAAAGAAACCGTCTTCGCTATATTCCAGAGCCATCTTCTGTGCTTTTCTCAGAAGATTGATGCTGTAATCTATTTTTTCTTTCAACGCCATATACCTTAATTAAAAAAGCCCTAAACTTTCGGCCCAGGGTGGTGTTGGCCTACTCGTTTAGAGCTTATAGATTCTTAATTCACCGACTCCTGCAGAAACACCACTAACTACATTTGTCTAATTTTCGTTTGGATTTCTCAATTCCGTGCGTTATATTTGCCGATAGGAAATATGAAATGTGGCTTTTTAAGTCGCACGGCTATCGTTATATCCGGTCGTAACCAATATTGGTTGGTTTACGATTGCAAATATAACCAAGTTTCGTTATACGGCAAGCGAAATATGGAAAAACTTTAACCAAAGTACGTTATTTGTAATCAATCTAAACTATTATGAAAGGTGTAATTAAGAGATTTGAAACATTGATTGCCTCTACAGAAGGTAATCCGACAGCGTTTAGCAAACGTATTGGAGTTGCTCAAACAACATTGTCTAATCAACTACGAAGCACAAAGGGAATCAGTGCAGACGTAATTTCTCAAACCCTTAACGCATTCCCGGACGTTTCCGCAGAATGGCTGATACGTGGTGAAGGAGAAATGCTCATCTCCGACAATCTCCCCAAGTTCCACGGCGAGGAAACCGATGCAGAACTGGAACTCCATGCAGAAATTGCACGCAAGGAAATCGAGATCCAGAAGCTTACAGACGAAATCAACCGCATCAAGTACGAATACATCCGCCTTGAGTCACTCAAGGACTACTTCGAGAACCGTTGCGATGAACAGGCAGAAACCATCCACACCCTCCGTGACGAACTCAGCAAATACACCCAAAACACCACTCAAGAAAAAAGAAAAGATATTATCTGATGCCCAAATTCTGAATAAATAAATACCCTTTCCAAAAATCGGATACCACTCACAAAAAAATAGACGTATAACAAACTGATTATCTTTTACTTACATACACCCTCAATGACCCCAAGCGAATCACAATTTTTGACAACGCAAAACATTGAAAAACAACGATTTACGAAGTCAGCGCACAACGGAAAGTATCAAAAATATGTGCAGATAGACGCAGTTGTGCGCAGTTATGGGAAGAGAAAAGATACCAGTTTGGGATACCGAAAAGATACCAAAACTTTTAATATCTCAAACGTATGAACACAGTACAGATCAGGGTCGTTTTCGACCGCAAAAAACAAGCTACCAAAACAAGGACGGGGCTTGTCCAGTTGGAATGCCGCATGGATGGTGAAAGAAAGTTCATCAGTACAGGCATCAAACTTTTAGCCAATCAATTCCGTGATGGCCGTGCGTATAACCACATCGACGCCGACAACATCAACATGCGTATCAATGAACGCATCAAGGAAATCAATCTCTACATCGACACATTCAACCGGAGCCGCATCAAGTTTAAACTGAAGATGCTTGACAACATCAACGGAACGTATTATCAGAATACCTTTCTCAGTTTCTTTGAACAGCGCATCAAGGAGCGGCCCATCAAGGAAAGCACCAAGGCGCAACACCGAAAGGTGCTGAACTTCCTCAACCGATACGGGAAGATAGTGGAGTTTACCGACCTCACCCTCCCCAACATCAAGAAGATGGATGAATACCTCCACACCGTCACCACTCCCGACGGGCGAAAGCTGCTGCAGCCGTCTATCCACGTCTATCACAAAGTTCTGAAGCATTACATCAACGAATCAATAGAGATGGAGATTATCAACGACAATCCATACTCTCGCTTCAAGTCGTCCCAAGGACAGAGCCGCCCCCGTGAAGTCCTTACCCTGGAGGAACTGGAACTTATCAAGAACTACAAGACTCGCAATCTTTTCCTGGAAAAGATACGCAGCCTCTTCATCGTGCAATGTTACACCGGGCTTGCCTATGCCGACCTCATGGCGGTTGATTGGACACAGGCGGAGGAAGTGAACGGCCAGTATATCATCCGCCACAACGCCCGACAGAAGACGGGCACACACTTCACGATCTTCATACTCCCTCCCGTATTGAAGATACTGAAGAAGTACCATTGGCACCTCCCCAAGTTGGCATACGATGTCTACAACCGAAACTTGAAGATGTTTGCTGTCGCAGTAGGAATCAAGAAGACGGTAACAACACACATCGGCCGCCATACCTTTGCCACCACCATTGCGCTTGGCTCCGGCGTTCCGATGGAGGTAGTCAGCAAGATGCTCGGGCACACCGACATCAAGACAACACAGATATATGCGAAGATAATGCCTACACAAGTGATTGATGGCTTCAAGAAGATTGAAGATGCAATATGAAAAAAGGAGCGGTTAATTCCGCTCCTTAATTTCAATGTCGCAATCAAGCGCATCGCATATCTTCCCAAGAATATCAATACCTACACTATACTTTCCCAGTTCGATTTTTCCGATGTTTGAATAATTTAGCCCGGTAAGTTCTGCAAGCTGCCTCATCGACAAGCCTTTCTTTTTCCGAATGGCTGCTATTTTTCTTCCAATCTCCTCTCTCATCACCAATTCTCTTTAATGGTTCTTACAATTAAGAATGCTCCTTCCAGTATCGCAAGGATGATGGCAATTAACGAAGATGAAACAACAGCAGACCAGTGCCCATCAGCGGCCATGTTTGAAGCGAATAGAATTAAGAAAAATTCTATTAGGCAAAATATTATTATCTGTCCCATAACTTATTCCATTACAATATGATAGTGATTTATAGTCAACCAATCTGACATTTCTCGCATAACTCTAAGGTGATCCATTACATCATTCATAGAAGATAAGTTCTCATCATCGCCATTGATGGATGAGAACTTCTGTGTTTCATTGAACTTTCCTTCTTCGAATGTACAGACAAGCAAGTTCTCCGTATCTGTACAAACCCACCAACCCGATTTGAGTTGGCTGGGTTCTAACTTATATCTATTATTCATCTTCTTCTATTGTATATACTCTTGAATCATATTCATAGCATCGTGAGCCACAAGTATTGTAAGCACCAACACCATATCTATTAGATTGAATTACGGCCAATCCCCAATTATTGCAATATGGGCGTTCATCTTGATAATCCTTGTTGTACATCGACAGCAACATCTTCTGTGCTTCACGAAGAGAAAGCCCCGTATTCAATTCCACAGAAGTCAACAGCCTTTCCGCTTTCTTTAACTTCTTCTGGCTGATACCCATATCCATCAGGCGGCTCACGATCTCATCGACATAATACCCATGCACGGCGTAATACACCCGGACATCCCAATTCCAGTTGTCAAGTGTGAATCGTTGCTTAATCATCATCCATCAAGTCATCGAATTCAATACCCATTCCGGCAGCTCTCATGTCTGCCTCCCAATGGCGGAACACATTACCTCCCGGCTTGTCGGGGTCGTCAAGGATGGCCTTCGTCAGCATGGCTGCGTGTTTTTCGTCATCCACTCCGTGGCCTACATAGTCACTCATCACCATGTTATACACGTACACCTTGTCGTAGAGTTCTCCGTTCTCGATCTCGATGTTGTGGCGCTTCAACACTTCGTCCACCTGTTCCTTACTCACCGCCTTGTGGCGCTCCTTCTTCCCGTCGGAGGTTTTCTTCCACATCCGGCTGATGGCATACATGCAGGCAGCCTTGGAGAAGTGCCACCCGTAATACCGCAAGTACCGCTTCATCGCCGCCGGCATATCGTCGTAAATGTCCAATGCAATTTCTTTCATCTGTCTTTAATGATAAAAGGAGGGGAGCATGTCCCCTCCATAGTTACACACTATCGGATGTATCGGCCGGTGCGGCTACTTCTGCGGTAGCCCATGCCGCCACTCTCTCTCATTCGTCGGCTTCCCATGTTCTCCCGATAACCCATACCGTCACGCATGCCCATGTCGTCGTCATCGTCCCAGTCGTCGTCATCGTCATCACGGTTGCCCATGCTGCCTTCGCCCAGTTCCTCGATGCACTGCATCAACTTACCGCCGTACTTCAGCATCTTTTCAGCATATTCAGACATCTTGTCCTTCTTGCTTTCCTCGATTCTAATTATTCTCATACGTCATTCTTTTTTCGGTTGCTCAGTGCGTTGGCCAACATGTTGCGGATTTCGCTCAATGTGTCCTCCATTCCGTTCATCTTCAACTCCAGTGCGCCTATCTTTTCTTCCTGTTCCTTTTCCTTGGCGAATTGCGGATTCAATTCACGCAACATGCTGTCGCAAGCGGACACCACGTTCTGATGATAGGGTACACTTTCAATGATCTGACGGCTGTTTCTCAGCATAGCCTCAACTTCAGCATTCATCGCCTCTTTACTCTCGGCCACCACCACTCCGCTTTGTCCGAAGTTGGCAATGGACAGATTGCTCGGCAATTTCTCAAACTTCAGTTCTTCATCGCCTACCTTTACCAACACATCCACAACGGAGTCAATCTGTTGTTGGGGCAGGAATGAATTACCATACTTGGGTGTCGGCTGGCTCACGCCCGCCACTTGTCCCAGCTTCAATGTCGGACACTCTCCCGACTTGTCCAGGATGTAAAAAATACTTCCTTGTCGTAACGTACTGAACATAGTTAATTACTTTTTTTTGATTAAATTAAAATGACCCCGTAGCCGCAGTCTCTACTGTATCCGTAGCCGATGCAGCAGCTGCAGCTGGTGCTTCATAAGTTCCTACCAATTGCAATCTACCCGTTCTGCTGTTGTAATACACCAGCAGGAGGCTTGATGTACCCGGACCGCCTATGTCGGCTACGGTCGCCTGCGCTCCGACAGAGTTAAGCAGTTGAACCGATCCGAACAGAACAGGAAGTGTATCTGTAGCCGTTGTTGGGATTGGCTGCTGTAAATCAACAAGCAACAAACCAGTAAAAGCATTGTTTCTGAACGCATCAAATGTGTAGGTCACATTCGTTGCCGTAGCAGAAACACTTCTACTTTCAATCCCTATTGTCCTATTCAGAATAAACATGGCTTACAAATTAGAATGCGTTATTGAATCCGTTGCAGAAATTGCCATAAGGGAAACCATAGCCGCAATAGTTTGGAATCAAGCCGTAGTTCTCGTTGATTGAACGGGTAACAGGTACATACGTTTCAGGACAAGCAATCTTCTTAACAGGAGGCTGATTGCATTGAATTTCTTGCAAGGCATTGTAGATGGGTTGCAATTCGGCTTGACGTTCTGAACGTGCGGTAAGAGTGGCAATCATGCGGTCTTTTTCAGCCAATTCTCTGTCCTTGCGACTATCTTCAATCGCATCAAGTTTGGCGATGATTGCGGCTGTATTGGCACTACCTGCCTTTTCCAAGTTGCAAGTCTGGTCACGGAAAGCATAGCCTATATCCGAGAAACCACGAGTTAAGATTTGATTGGTGTTGCAGAATCCACGTTCTGTCAAGTAGTTGCTTTCGCTGATAGCTTGACGAATCTCGCAACAGCAGTTGCAGATCTGGCTCGCCAATGCGGAGTTGCCTGCCTGGATGCTGTTGATAATCTGCTGGCTTGACAAACCGATAGTACCTTGCATCTGTGCAATCAATCCAGCCAAGCCGTTGATAGCAGCAGTTACCTGTCCTGCGGTACAATTAAACTGATTAGCCAATGAGTTGATGTCGTTGCCATTTCGTGAAATAGCTTGCATCAGCATCTCACGCTCTGCATTGTTGTTGTTACCTCCGCCACCGAAGCCGAAGCCGTTACCATTACCGAAGATACCGGCAGCGATGATAAGGCCGATAAGGTCGCCCACACTGTTCACACCGAAGCTGCCATTGTTGCCTCGGTTGTTTCCGCTGTTGGCAAGCAGGGCAGCTGTGCCAACGTCCACACCTTGCGATGCGGAATCGAATACATAAGTTCTGTCACTCATATAGGTTGTAGAATTTTAGTTATACCAAGCACCATTGCTTGGCACTGACAAAATTCCACACCTTTCACTTTACACTCAAGTATTCACTTTCCACCCACTTGACAATGGCTTGACAATTCCTTACCAGCTCCCAGCGGCCATGCCTCCGGTAGCTGTTTCTCAAGTATCCGACACCTTGCCGGGTCATTCCCATGGCGGTGGCCACTTCTGCATTGCTATAGCCCAACTTCGATAGGGCGGTTATCAGCACATAGCGTGCATCGCTGCTCGCTTCGTTCTTTCCATTTAGTACATCGGCACCCGTCACTTCAGCCACCTTTTGCAAAACTTCGTTAAATATTACATCTTTCATACGAACAAACGCCTGATTGGTTGTTAAGCTTTAAAAGCCGTCACAAACCAACCAGGCGTGGTGCCGTTCTCATAATCTACAATTCTACTCGTGCACGGCTTTTTTTTCTTCCTCCCGTGCTCGGAAGTCTACAACTCAGCGATTACCAAACTTATTAAACACCCTCAGAATCGCAATGAGTACGGCTATGCCGATGCCGATTCCAAGCCACTTCCAGAAGGTGCTCGGTCCCGGCTCTGTTTGTTCAGTTGTATCTGTACGCCGGGACCGCTCGGCCTCAACGTCTATATCTTGTTCAGTTCTCTCCGTCTCGCTCGTAATTTCGATCGTAGTGCGCTCGTAATTTTCTTTGCTCGTAGTTCCAGTTCTCCTCTTGATGGTGGTTTCCTCCGTCACTTTCCCGGCTTCGTCATACTTCACCGTCCGCACTTCTTCTTCCACCACCTTCACTTCTTCCACCTCACTGATGGAGGTTGTCATGCTGGTGTCTACCTTGGCCACTTCATTCAATACCGACACTTCACTCTGCACCCTTTCTTTCACAGCCTCATCCGTCACTACCTTCTTCGTCTTGCAGCTACACAGACAGAGCAACAGAACCATCAACAACTCTCCCCATGGAATGGGGCAGGTGTATTTACCCTTTAAAATACAATACCTTCTCATCACTATAGTTTCTGGTGTCAAGATGTACCCATGTCACATCCGATTCAAGCCTCACTTTGTGAGGCAGCATTACCCGGTTTGCATAGATCCATTTCCTCACTTCCTCGGCCGTCGTTCCTTTCACGTCAAAGTCTATTCCGTTACCCTGAAGATGGGTGCTCATGTACACCTTCTCCAGTCGGCTCTTTTCCTGTACCAACGCACACACGTTGCATCTGAGACCTCGTTGGGAAAGGTTGCCGCCAATCTGCCAATTATTCACGTAGATAGGCTTTCCAATTTCCTCACGTACAAACAGAAGTACCTCCAGCAACCGGCGGTCGAAAAAGTCCCACGCTTTCTCTCCGAATCGGTTATACACATGGCGGCACACCAGTTCTTCAATATCGAAATACTTCTTAATCTTGTTTATCATCTTCCTTCTCGATTATTTCTTCAATATCTTGCTTGGCAATGTCAAACTTATGACCGAAAATAACAGCTATTATCTTAACAAGGTTGATGTCATAGCCTTTCGGTTTCAAAATATTGGAGCATATAGAAGAAAACTCTACAAGGCACACAGCCAAACAAGCATACTTGTCAATCGTTCCACCTCCATTTGCAGCAACATCAATAGCTGCTACCATAATCACAAACATGAAGTAACTTAGCATCTTGCCCATCGTTCTTCTACAAGCACTGCTAAACCTTACTTCCTCTCCCATAAGGAGACTTTTTCTTAAACCTACAACAAGGTCACACATAATAACAAAGAAACTCACAATCAACCAAGGAATCATGTGCCCAATACTCTCCTGTAAAAATGTGGCGAATATCGCTGCATATCCTCCCTCTGTTGCTGTTGCTACTAATGACTTTTCCATCTACAATCTTTTTCCTATCTTTGCGCCATGAGACGCTATAAAACCAAATTTCAACTATTAAAGCAAGCCATCCGAATATTGACGAATGACTTGCTCCGACTTTTCTTTCCCTTAGAGAAGTAAGGCTATTTCATCAAGTCTTTTAACTTCCCAACCATTTTCTAACAAAAGCTTGCTTCCTGCACCTTCTTCCAATTTTTCAAGAGTCAGTTCAACATCCTTTTCCTGTTCTTCAACAAGGGCTTCATCAAGTTTCTTCTGATAAGCGATGATAACCTTGTTACATTCAGCCTTCTCTTCGTTGGAGAGTGAATCCCACTTCTGTACTTTTTCTTGTACCTTATCCCAATCTTCGGGCTTGAACTTTTCCTGACAATCCTTCAAGAAGGCTTCAAAATCATCAGCAATAGGACGCATTGCCTTTCTTGCCTTTACAATCTTCACTACGTCAGCATCCGACAATTTGGTTACTTTAGCTTCACCCAATGTCTTGTAACAGATTACGATTTCTCTAAGTTTCATATTCATTAAAGTTCAATAGGTTCAGCAACTACTTTTTCATTCACAGCTTGACAGAAGGCGTTTACCTCAGTGATGATAGTACACATCTCCATCGCATCCACATTCATAAAGTTGATGTTCATTTGATTTTCACCCCACTTTGAAAATGATGCTACTTGCATATCACCTTTCATTACTACACCACTTTCGATGTTGTTTACTCTGTCACCGCTTATGTTCACATTGGCGGTGATGTCATACACCTTTGCTGAATCTACCGAATTGTCGGCTGCTACATTAGCTGAGTTTAGCTTTTTGAAATCTACTTTTTCCATATTAAAGTATTCGTTTAATTAAACATTACAAATATAATCATTATTAGTTATTTATTCCAAGATAATCATATCGGAATTACTATCAATATTCATCCCCACCATTTTCATCTGTGGAAGACTGATGATACCCACAATCTCAATGCCTGTTTCATGCTTAATAGAAGATACTACACTTTCAATATCAGCCAACAAGAACTGAGGGATTGTCTTGCCACCAACATTGGCAAAAGTGTTGCAATATCTCACATCATACATTGTACCTCCTGCTCCTACAAGAGTGCCGTTATATCTTCTGCCTACTTCCAACTTATATTTCTTTACTTGGGTATCATCTATCAGTCCCACCGAAGCACCTGTGTCGATTAGGAAGTAAGCTGTCTTATCATTTACTCGTCCTTCAACGATAAGGCGTTTGTCTGATTTGGATTTGATTTCTATCATATTAACTTACTATAAATGTTGTTACATCGTCTTCATCAAAGAACAACCCCTCTGCTGGGGACTCAATAACTCTTCCGTTATATGTTATACCCTTAAAAGTAAATGTACTATAAGTGTTTTAGCTTGGCAGGGGCGATGTGTGAATAACTGTACCTGCTTTCGAGAACGCTCCTCCACCTAATGATACGACCCATTTCAATGGAGACGTTTGAGCAGCGAGGTGTGAATTTAATGTAACAGTACCTCTGTACGCAAGTTCTTGTGTATTAGCCGTAACTGAAAAACTTGGTATTGATACAATTTGTTCTTTCGCTGTATCTTGCAGCCCAGGTTGCTCATTCGTATTACTCGGCATTTTAATGTACAAATTATTGTTATCGAATGTTCGAGCGGATGGGTATGTTACATATATAGTAACATTCAAAGTATTTGAACCTTGTGGTCGTAAAATGTTTGCTACAATAGTAGCAAGTGAGCTAACCACCTCAAATGATTTGGCTGACATATACGGAATTGTATAAAACATTCCTGTATATTGTGCATCTTGTGAATGTTTTTTTTCAGCAAGGCACAAATAAGCCTTCCAATTACTTCCAGTTGTCCATCCAGTTGTTTTAAGAGATACAAACGTTGCTCCATCTCCTACGGTAGTATCAGACGTTACAAAGTGGTTTTGTGTTCCATTTGTAGCGAACAAACCAAGATAATAATTCTTCAATGTAGGGAAGTCATCAAAACTTAAAGACCTTGTGTACATTTCGGGCGATTGCTTGATTATCGACATGGTTAAAGTCGAGTTTGTGTTATTCTCTACTTTTGCAGAATTAAGTGATACTCCGCTAATAATGCCTAATGAAGTAGCATAATAATCAGCAAAATCTCCAAGTCTATAAGGCGAACCTGCTCCACCCGTAGGTAATTGATGCGTCCACCCATTCAATGTCCCATTAGCATATCCTACAAGGGCGGCAGGACTTGCAACCTTATATGGCACAAGCCCACAATTTCCGTCTATACCCTTCCACCAATCTTTTACATAGTTTGGTTTTGTGGGGTCAAAGTCTTGCACAAAAGCTTCGGGTCTATGAATAGGCTTATGCTTACTCCAAATATTTATTTTAGCCGTTGATTTAAAAGCCGATGCTATTTCATCCGTAACATTGCCAGTATTTACAATATTCAACGTATCTTTAATATCATTAAACGTCAAATTTGACGTTGGTAAAGGTGTTCTTGCTGCCATATTATGCTATATTTTTAAGTTTCTCAATTTCGTCTTCTAATTGGTTAATTCTCTTTTTCAACATACGGATAGTTCTGTCTGTCTTCGATTCATACTTCACAAGCTCTCTCGCTACACTGATGGCACTTGCAAGAGCACAATTCTGTATCTCCATTGTATAGTAACCATCGCTATCTAACTTGCAGAACCAATCATTCATTTCAGCCCAATATTGAGCAATAGAACCTACATGAGTTGTCTTCTTGTCATCGCTGTTGTAGTAATGTTCTATCAATGGAGCATTGGCTATTTGCTTTAATGATAATTCTACATCTTGAATCTTCGTCTTCTTCCTTATGTCGGAGTATTGGGTGATACCGCCAACTGAAAGGAAATTACCGTTTTCGTCAATAATACATGAATAAGTTGCTCCCATACCCAAATACATACCCTTACTTGATACTTGCACATACCAATTAACACTACTTCTTGTCAGTCTCAGATATGGATTCGTAGATGAGTTGTTCAAATACCAATAATTACCTGTCAATGTTGAACCGAGAGTAACCGCTCCTGTTATATGGGTTGTTCCTGTAACATCAAGTTTAGCCGAGGGGCTCGTTGTTCCTATACCAACACTCCCACCCCCATAACACAGAGTTACCTTCCCGTTTGTTCTATATTGAAAATGTAAAGCACCCGATACATTGTTTGCATAGTCACCATAAGAATTTATCTCGTTGTCTTTTTCAATCCTTAGATATTGACATATAAAGTCACCACTAACATCCCCCGTTCCATCAAAACTCTGTCCCCAAATAGTTCTTGCTGTTTGGAGTTTGGTTGCTGATGCTACGTTGGAATCGGTAAAGGCTATTTGATGCCAGTTTGAGTATGTAAAGCCATTAGTGCCATCTGCGGCTCTCCACCATAATCGTCTACTAACATCCGTTGTGGATGCATGGTTGATGTCCCAAGCAAGCTGTCCACATAGAGATTTACCATCACTGCTGTTTAGTGCCAAGACTTGCCCATAACTCATTCCAGATGGGCGGTTAATCAAGGCACTTGATGATGAGTAAGAATAAGCCATACCCGCTATATGGTCATTGAGGTCATATGTATTATCAGTCGTAGCGGTGGCAGTTCTCCTGAATATAGATGTTCTATATGCGTAAAGTTTAGATATACTCTTAGTTACACCACCTACTGTTATAGACAAATTAGTATCAACAGAAGATGACAAACTTGTAAACAACCCACTCAACTGCACCCCATCCAACAAATCAGCATCAAGACCACTACCTGAACCATCGTTACCTGAATCCCAAATGGTGTACAATATGCCTCCTTTGTAATGCAGAAGGTCAGCATTAGAACTTCTAATGACTCCTTGTGACTCAATCGTACCTACTCCCCATTGTGATGTAGTGACACCCGACCATGTGGCAGGGCGATATGAAAGAAGCCCATTTACTCCTGATGAGTCATTGATAGATTTAACATTAAGTGTTCCCGTTAATGTTCCCCCACTCAAAGGCAGATACCCACTAAGAGTAGAACTTAAAGCATTCACAGCCCTTGCATTGGTGAAGTAAAGATTAGTACCCTCACTAATATGACTTGTCGTAGTAGGAATATTCACCGTCTTAGCAGCACCATTCGGGTCAAAGGTAACAGCAGAGAACGTACCAGCTTGCATCGTCAAGTTGTAGATAGACTGATGAGCTGTCAATGCACCCAAATCAGCAGCAGTAATTGTCTTAGCAGCAGAACCATCATAAGTCTTAGAACCAAAAGACAACGCATAAGGACTCTTCAATGAAGTAGGTACAGTAGGAATAGTAGGCTTGTTGGACAAGTCATTATAACTACCGCTTGTTGCAACGGTAGCAAGACCGCTAACCAATGAAGCAGCCAACTTAGCGGATGAGGTTATCTTAGGCTGATAGGTACTACTTGCTGATGAAGTGGTAAGATAAACACTCAAATCGGGTGTACCACTAATCAAGCTATATGCAAGTTTGTTGGTAGAGGTTATCTTTGTTTGATACCCACTCAAATCCTGATGCTCAGTCAAGAATCCTTGCTGATTTACCCATGTTTGGGTTACATACCCACTTAGTGCAGCACTCGTAATATACCCATTAGGATTGGTAGCATCATAAGGAGTATATCCCAATGCTTCAACAACCATATCTTTGGTGATAGAAGTAATACCACCTTCTGCAACTTTGGCTTTCAATACCTTTCCATTGTCTGTTTCTTCCCAATAGATAGTTTGATTGTCAATAGGAAGTCCATCATACAGATTAGGCAAGTCCACACTACCATCATCCACATACTGAGTAAGACCACCTGTTATAAGCAGATTGCCTTGAAGTTTCCAATAACCCTTTTCAGAGTCATAGACAATTGGACTGCCATTCACTTTAAGTCCTCCTGTGAAGTCCTTTTCCCCTTCAATGGTTTGTGTACCTTTGAGGGTAACATAGGCTTTCAGAGTATCTGTAAGTGCGTTGATTGCTCTTTGATTGGTGAAATATAAGTTAGTATCTTCCGTTACTTCTTTGGTAGTATATGAAGGTTTTGTGGCTGCTAATGCCCAATCACTGATACCTAACTTGGCTACAATATTAACCTTAGTGAAATTGGTAGCAAGGAAATACCCTGCACTGGCATGATTGCCCCAACTATAAGCGGTGTCCCAATTAGCTATCTTTGTATCATCTTGTGTCCACTTCTTGGCAACTTCTGCATTGGTAGCATTAAGTGAACTCTTTGTAGCAAATGTATCATCTACATAAGTCTTGGTAGCATAGTCACTATTTGCCAACCATGTTTCCAATTCTTCTTCATTCAATCCTACACTATCGGGAATGATACTTACCTTACCATTTGCATCTATTACGAAGTATTCACTTGAAAATGAAGCTACACCTTTAGACTCATATCCTGCTTGTGGCAATGATTCAATAATGCTTGGAATAGTAACAGGGTCTACTACATACTGAGTAAGTCCCCCTCTCAACACCACGTTAGCATCAATGTAGATTACATCGTCATACCCCTCATACTTGCTGATAGGGAGTCCACCAACCTTCAAGCCATTTAAAAAGTCCTTGATACCCGTTACTTCTGTATCTCCAGCAATAGGGATATACTTGGCTAATTCAGTATCTACATAGGTCTTATCTGCCTTAGTTCCTAAAGTGGTAATAATATCTCCAATGGAATTGACATTCCCTTGCAATACATCGGCTATCTCCTTCAAGGTATCATAAGCAGCAGGAGCACCATTTACCAAGTCGTTGATTCTGCTGTCTACATCAGTAATCTTGGCATATTTGTAATCATCCAAATACTTCTGCAAGGCTGCTTCGTCCAACCCTCCCAATTCAAGGTTAGGATTTAGCATCAATTTACCATCCTCATTCTTTGTTATAGTTGTTCCGTCAACGGGGATGCCTGCGTAAATGGAAGGAAGGTCAATATTACCTCCGTCTGCATAGAGTGTAACTCCATACTGTGAAACAAATGGTAGCTTGCAGAATATATAAGATTCACCTTCTTCAGTAGTCCTTAATTCCCATGCGGTGTCCCATACTTGTTTTTTAAGGTATTCAGACAAATCAAGGTCTTGCTTGTTAAATCCTATTCTCTTAATATTACCTTTATTGGTTCTTACCCAAATGCCTGGGTCATCGTCTCGGTTATGAAGATAAATTTCACCTTCATGTATCCCATTCAAATCCTCACGGCCTTCCGCTAATGGAGGCAAAATTGCATTGCCCTGCAAATCTACGTCAGAGCCATACCATACCGTCTTGTTTAACTTCTTCTTACTCATTTGACTCCAACGTATTAGTATTTACAAACGCATTTGCATCGCCATCATACACCAGCACCTCACCATCCTGTGCATTATTAATGGAGAAACCAACCATTGAAGCGGCTGTTCCTTCCTCTTGCTTACCGCCTATTCCGGCAATGTCATTCTGTGAGCTGCGGAGATTCTGAGTCCAGATGAACAGTTCCTTACCTCCGAGCGTTTCCGCTTTCTCAGGAACGGCATTGCCCTCCCTCACATACCTTTCCCCGTCTATCCTGACATCCGAAAGGCACAATATCTTGTTGATAAACTCAGCGATATAATAAGGAACTCCGTTATTGTCACCGATGGTCAATGTCTTGGTAGTGTAGGGGATGGAGTATAATTCAACAATCTCCTGCCTCTGGTTGACAAACTGCTCGTTATCTACGCCCAATGTCACACCGCTTGGCTTGAAACCACCCTTCACCCGGAATCTGAACACCTGTTGGGTGCTGTCGAGCCAAAAGATATTGTCAAACACGGAATTGTTATCCTTGTGGGAATATTCAATCAAAATGCCCTGCGCATGGTCGCAAACCTCGAACTCCTCACTTTCCTTTCCGTCAATCGTCAGCGTATAGATTCCTTCCGACGGGGTGAGGTAGGCATGATACATCGTTACGCCGTCATTCACGGCATAACTGAACAGCGACACCACTTCCCATGTGTCAGCTATCTTGTCATTCAAATAAACTTCGGGGGTCTCTCCACCATCGCAAAACACTTGTACCCGGATTCCATCGCTCGAACGGAACACCTGTCTGAACTGACCTCTATTGGAATAGGGATAGGTCAGTACGTCGAAGAAGAGGGGGCATACATCGCCTATTGAAATCATGGTCTTTTCGTCTGAATTGGTAGCGTGCCACTTGACACGCTATTCGTTGCACAAATATAAAGATTCGATTTTGTAAATCAATGATTTATCCGTTAATTTTTTCTACAAGCTTCAGTTTGGCACTGGCGGTCTTCGTGTAATGGTAGTCCACACTCTGAATGTAGCCCCTTCTCACTTCCCCATGATGCTCAAACTCCACATACCCGTTCAGGCTTTCCGGCAGGTCGATGTCGGAGGTTTCTATCTCCAGCTCGTTCACATTGAACAGCCCTCCGCTCAGCTCCATGTCCCGGTTCTCAGCCTCCCCGTTAATCACTACGGAGGTGTTGCCTTCGCTCGATGCGTATTGCATGGAGGAAATGAATCCGGCAAGATAGGCTTCGTTCGCTGAAATCATAGAAGTAGGGGAGTACATCGCATTGAACATCGTTGACGGACTGATGACTCCTTCCACCACGTCCGTCCTGTCAAGGATGTAGTTTTCGCCGTTGCTCCTGGCACATAAAAAGAAAACATTGTTGTCGGTCTCATTGTCCGTGGTGTCCTCACCAATCTTCTGCGTCAGGAACTCGATACCATACGCATCAGCCCGATAGGGTGACACAAGTTCAAGGCGGTTGTCGGTAATGGTGGTTCCGGTATTGTAGATGTTCGTAAACCGGAACTCGTCCTTACCGTTCACGGAGTCATAGTCTTGTTTTTCGTAGCCCACATTCACTTGCGAATAGATGAGCGATGAGTTTACGTTCATCTGATACCCGTTGAAGTCTTCCACTCTTTTCACCAGCACGTCCGTAAAGTAATCCTTTCTCGGTCTGAAGGTGACGGTTTTCCCGTTGATGTCATACACATACCCGTACACGGCACTCATCCACTGGCAGAACTTCGTGAACGATGAGTAGATACGGGCATTCGGCAGCTTCCTCGCACTCTCCCCGGCAAGCAGCACGGCATTGTCAAGCCTCTTTTCTCCCGATGGGACAATCACACCTTCCAGCCCGTCCTTTCCTCCGTTCATGCTTTTCAGCAGTCGGTTCAATAGCACGGACGGCTTGATGACATCCAGTTCCACGGGGTCTATGCGGCTCATCCATTTGACGGTCGGCTTTATCGCTACATTCTTGATCTGAAACACAGAATCGGCAGGAAGTCTGACGTACATCTGCAAGGCGTAACCGGGAGGGACTTCCACGGTGTTGTCATAGCTTATATCGGTCGATGCTGTGATTTCCTTGGCAAAGTAATGAATCATCGTTTCGCCTTTCTTGGCGGCTACGAAGTAGAACATGGCAGAACCCGATGAAGCGGCGAACACTCCGAAGAAGTCAAACGACACATGCACGTTCACGCTATAGATGGAGATGTTTTCCAGAAACGAGGGAGTTTCCAGAAGCAGCTCGTCTTCATCGTAATATTGGATGGTCTGGTCGTAGACGGCAACGGAGTTCCTTTTCGATATTTCGGGATTCACGGCATAGAGCGGAATGGTATAGACTCCGGCCTTGCTTGCAGGAATATCGGTCGTTTCCCCCACTTGGCTGTTGGGCGGTATGTCCATCACTACATTGTTCTTCATCTGAAGCCCGTCATAATAGAGAGGCACACTCTCTTTCAGCACATCCACCGAATATTCATACTGCGTGCCTTTCTTGGCCTTTATCAGGGAGGCTACACTGTCATCAATGGCATTCATGGATAACACATATCCGTTATCGCTCAAGGTGGAGAAATCAAGCGCACATCTGAAACGCTCGGTCCACGTCCACGAATTGTTCCTTGTCGATATGACAATAGTTGCACCTGCATTCAGATAGTTGTTCCGGTATTCGTTCTTCAGTAAAGTCCTGGCACCCTTCACAAATTCAAACTTGTCGGAAAAACTTCTCACTATCCCGTCATAGTCACCCCTCTTGAAGGTGGCGGTTATCTCGTCCCAGTTCTTGATGTCATTCGTAACGGAGTAACTCAGTCCTCCCGTCAACAGTTCACACTTATAATACATCTTATTATCGTTTGGATTGTAAATACATCAGTCAAAGCTATCGGCCTTTAACTCCCTGTCCGAAGGACGAGCGAAGCGATAACTCCTTTAACTCCTTTAACTACTTCCGATGAATCTTGTTCAATTCCTCAATCTCATCACACGTCTGCTTCACCAACCAAGCATATTCACAGGCAGTCATCGTATGAATGTCAATCTGCATCTTGTTGAACTTCATCACCGCTACCCGTTCCTTGGTGAACTGCTCCTTCGTGGGCCGCTTCACCTCTTCCCGGCTTTCCTCCTCCTTGTTCTCCTTGCTCAAGTCATATTCCGCCTTCGTCTTCAAGGCACGTACCCTTGTCCGTATCTTGTCCCGTTCGTTGTCCTTCATCCGGTATCCCATCACTTCCAGAACTCCGCACACATCCTTCCACCGCTCCAGCAGCATCAGGTTCTCACAGGCGGTCATGCACTGCACCATCATCAGAAGGTTGAGCCTTCTGTTGGAGTTGATGACCTCGGAGGCTATCTGCTTGCCTCCCACAATATTCATATAGTCCGCTACCACCTTGGCAACGGCTTCTTCCTTGGGCGTGTCAAATTCAATGGTGTTGTTCTCATTCGTGTACACCTCGATAAACACACTCAATGGAAGTTCGTTGATGTCCGCTTTGTAAATCATATTCTCGATGCAAATTGTCGGTAATCGTTGTTTCTGATGGCTCTTGAAAGCTCCTTGAATCCCTTGCGCTGGCTTTCCTCCAGTCGCTTGATGTCCCGCTGCAGTCCGCTGTAGTCATTCTCTATCAAGATAGGAGGAAGATTGTTTTCACGCCGGAAGGCCATCAGTCCTTCAAGGTCGTTGGCTCTCGCCTTCATCCGTTCCATGTCGATGGCGTAGGGGATAACCTGCGCACCTCTCGGGAGGTCTACCAGTGTCGGGGTGTTGGGGGTAAGGTACATGCCCTTGTCAGTCAACACGGTTTCACTGACACCGCCGTCACCGACCCAAGCCAAACCACCCTTGTGGTCTTTCGTACCTTTCGCATACTTGGGGATAGGGGTAGCGATGACTGTTGCAAGCTGGATGGCACCCATCGCACCAATCAATGCAGCCATCGGAGCACCGAAGATGCCCGTCTGGCCCCACGCCTTCATGATGGCCGATGCGGTATTCATGATGACGGATGCAATGTTGGCGGCTTTCTCCAGCTTCGCCTGTTTGGTCTGAAGGGCTGCCTTCTTCTTTTCCAATTCCTCATTCTTCTTGGCGGTCTTTTCCTCGGCGGCACGTTTCCGGGCTTCCGCTTCCTCAGTAGTAATCACACCGCTGTCAGCAAGCCGTTGGATGCGCTCCAATTCCTTTTCACCGGCTTTTTCGTTGGCATCCATTTCCTCCTCGATTTCCTGGATCTGTCTGTCATTGATAGCACCCATCAGATTCACAACCTCGTTGAATCCTTGCGATACATAGTCGATGGCCTCGGACCACTTTTCTTGCCACGTTTTGGCTCCCCAGTCCTTTTCATCGCCCCCCTTGTCATCAAACTCTGAGTTCATCACTTCCTTCAGCTTCGCTTGCTGTCGCCTCAACTTGGCGATGGCTGCATCCTTGTCGGCTCCGTCCGGCATAAGGGCGACAATAGCTTCGGCGGTCTTGATGGTGTTCTCAAGAGCCATGGCATTGTACTTCTTCTGAAGCTCGAACTTCTCACGCTCATACTCCTCACGGCTCAATAGTCCTTCCTTGTACTTTTCTTCAAGTGCCATGTTTTCCTCGATCTGCGATGTGACAAGGTTTGTAGCCTCAATTTCTGACAGCTTGTTAAGTTCGTCGATGCGGTCTTTCAACGCTTTTTCGTCCGACTTCTTTCTTTCTTCGTCGGCTTTTTCTGCATATTCGATTTCTTTGTCCATGATGGCGTTGGCCATCTGTTGGGCATAGGCTTCCCTCAGCTTCTGTTCGTTCTTGCTGTTTCCTTTGATGGCTGCTATCTTACGGGTATAGTTCAGACGGATGGTTTCAAGCTCCTTTTCAAGTCCATCCTCCATAAGTGCCACCGTTGCATCCTGAAGTTCCTTTTCAATTCGTAGACGCTCTTGTTTAATTCTCTCTTGTTCTTGTTCGGAAAGTGTAGTGCCTCCAGATGTGGTTGTGGCTGATTTAACCTGCATGGAACTGATACCAGAAATTTGCGCCTGCAAACTTTCTACATACGATATTTGTTTCAGATAATTATCCCACGATTGGTTAATTTCATTCCGATATTGTGCATCAGTCTTTTCCAGTCCTAATGCTTGTTTCAAAAAAGACGCATCCTCTTGCTCTTTCCAAAGTCTTTGGTTCTGATTGTAGTATTCATCCCTCAATTTAAGTTCTTCGTCCAGTTGCTTTTGAAGAATGGCAATTCTTTCATTCTTGGCCTTTTCAAGAGCCGTTTCCTCATCATCCCCTGCCTTTATGTAGGCTTGCTTGGCGGCTTCGATAAGCTCCTCTTGTCTGTTCATTGCTGATTGAGCTGCTTCCGTGCCAATCTTAGTAGCTGAACTGATTTGCTCATCTGTCAACTGTTCTACTGACTTTACAAGATCTGTCAGCCATCTTACACCTTCTGTACAAGCTTCAATGAAACCACGAATTGCTGAAGTATTCCCATAAATGGAAATCATCATCTCTTCCCATGCAGATTCAAGTGTCTTGATGGCACCGGCTGTATTGTCAGTCATTGTCAAAGACATGGCTTCGAGTCCATCGCCTACATCGGTAATGGATTCTCTCAACGGATTGATTTTATCTGCGGCTGTCAGAAAAGCATTGAAAGCGGCTACACTTCGTTTGTCTGTCAGTTGCAAGGTTTCGTTAAGGTCTACACCTTCATCTTTCAGCTTTTTCAATCCGTTCACAAGGTCGGGCAATGTCTTCACCGGCTCACCTAATCTTTTGGCGAGTTTCCCGTTTGCATCGGCAAGATTCAGGAAAATGTTACGAGTGGCGGTTGCAGCCATGGAAGCGTCAAAACCAGCATCAGCAAGTTTCCCTACAAGAGCCAAAGTGTCTTCAATGGCAAAGTTAAAGGAGTTTGCAACTGGTCCGACAATAGGCAATGCAGTTGCAAGGTATGAGAACGATAAAGCACTTTTGGCGGTAGCGACTGCCATTGCAGATACATATCTTTCCGTTTCTTTCGTATCGGCATTAAACATTCTCAAAGCTGCACCTGTCAATGCTGCAGCCTCAGGAAGAGCCGCCCCAGTTGCTTGTGCAAATCTCAATACATACTTGGTTGAGTCGGATATTTCCTGCGTTGTAAAACCAAGTTTTGCAAGTTCTATCTGAAGACTGGTTGCATCAGCGGCTGTGTACTTCGTTGTTGCACCGAGTTCTCTTGCCTGCATCTGAAGATTCTTGGTCTTGTCGGCTGTAGTCTGCAAAATGGCAGCAAGCGTTGAGTTGGCTTGCTCGAAGTCCATAGCGGTCTTCGCTCCATTCTTCAAGGCTGACACCAATGCGTTGATACCACCGATAACAGCTTGTGCTCCAACAAACCCCTTTATCATCGTTGCAACACTGGTACCGACTTCCCTTACACCACTTGATACCGATTCTCTCAGCATGCCCCCGAACCCCTTTGCGACAATACCGAAGTTCTTCATGGTATTGGTACCATTTCTCAGTTCTATCATGGCAAGCTTAATCTGCTCCTTATAGTCGCCTACCGTCATCTTGTTCTGAACGAGTGCATCCCTATTCCGCTTGATGTAGTTGGTATTCTGATTGATGGCTGAGTTAAGCTGCTGTCTGATTCGCCCGTCTTTGTCTTCGGCATCCGTAATGTCTTTAACGGCTTGTCTCAACTTCTTGTTGGCGGCTTCAGCTTCAGCGATAGAATGAACTTCTTTTTTGGACAACTCGATAGCTTCCTGCATGGTATTGGTACCATTTC